CGCGAGCGAGATGCGGCAGAAAACAAATGTTAGCGAAAAAAGTAAAAAGTCTCTTGGAAAAATAAGAAATTATAAGGTGTCACAGGTTCAGGGTTTAGGAGCATACCAGTTCGTAGAAATTAGTGCAAAATCCCCTCACTTTCATCTTGTGGAGCATGGTCATGTTTTAAAATCTCATAAGCAGGAAACTATCGGTTTCGTACCGGGAAAACACATCATGGAAAGCGAAGTAAAAAAATATCAGGAACAGGCACCGGCTATGGCAGAGGCTATGATAGAAGCCTTGTTGAGAGAGGAAGGACTTATCTGATGACTTTGTTAGAAGTGAAAAAGGGACTGCTTGCGAGAATGAAAGAAGCATTTCCAACTTCAAAATATAAGTATTACAGTATGGCGGTTTCAGAGGGATTTCAACGACCGTGTTTTTTTACACAGTTAAAACCAACTGATACCAGTCCGAGAAATTATAACACTAGGAATATGCAGGCAACTCTTTATATTAATTTTCTGCAAGAGTCAGCAGATGAAGCGGAAAGCCTTGCGGTTATTCAGAAAATACAGGATATTTTCGGTCTGTATGTAAGAATTGACAAAAGAATTATTCATGTAATAAATAT